TGATTTCTACCAACACATACGCATCGTTGTAATATCTGGCTGCGTTATAGATGACGGTAGGGAAAAGAATAGGTGTGATAGACGAACTTGCGTATGTTGCCACCTGTTTGTATGGTGTCTGTGATATGTCGATAACTTGGAATGCAGAACAGTCTAGGTTCTTACCTTCAGACACATCAACACAGATACAGTATAGGTGATCCGACTTTGCACCATCAGTTTCTTTGACTGGATGTTCATAGATTTTCATCAAGTCGTGTGTTGCAATTGGATCACGGTACGCAATCGTTTGTAACTTGTAACCAGATACCAGAGTATTGGATGAACCCAAGAACTCTGTTTCAAATTCTTGTCTGAACTGGCGTTCACTTGTGTTACGGATCGTTTCTTCTTTCCATGCCTCGTCACGACCTGGTACCATAGACCAGTGAATCTCAAATGTTTTATAGTTGTTCTTCTTGTTGATGGCATCCATCCACAACTTGTAAAACAGATTCATGCCGTTCGGTGTAGACACGATAATAATCTTGGAAGTTTTACCAGATGAAATAACAGGGTAAACTGAGTTAAAGAATTCTTCAGCAATGTTGTTTGGAACGAACGCAAATTCGTCCAAGAATACTAAGTTGAAAGATCCACCACGAACTGCGGATGATGAGGTAGATGCCGCAACAATCTTAGAACCGTTTTCTAGTTCAACATTACCCTTGTTCCATGTCACAACACCTTGTTGTAACCACATAGGTAAGTTTTCATATGCAAGTTGATATTTACCAAGAATGTCACGAGCAAGTGAACCCTTGTTAGCCAGAACTGCAACGTTTTGTGTGTCACTGAATAGTGTCAACCAAAGAAGATATGCAACTGAAGTGGTAGTTTTACCAACCTGACGAGGACACTTGGTGATTGAGAATCTGTTTTCGTGGTAAGTGCGAATCATTTCCTTTTGAAATGGCCACATCTTAAACTTCATCAGACCTTCATCAACGTTAACAATCGTTACATAGTTTTCTGCAAAATAAATTGGATCCAATGAACACTTTCTGTATTCTTCGATTGTCTCTTTGGTCCATTCAACTTTGACGCCAACTTTTTTTAGTAAAGGATTATCCCTATAAGAATCTTTGGCATCTAAAGAATAATCGTCATCATCATCAATCATTCTTTACCTTTAAGTAACTTGTTCAGTTCTGCGGTAGAACCAACAAATATTGCTTTATCAATTTTTGTTTCACCACTTTGTTGTTTACCATCCATGGTACGCATTTGTTTTTGAACTGCCAGAAGTTCCTTGTTGGCATCTACCACATTCTTCATCAGTGTAGCATAAACTTCAAATGCTCTTGGATGTTGACCTGCACTGGCAATCTGACGCAACTCTTCCATCGCATCTTTGCCATTATCTATCAAGTCTTGTAGATTAGATTTTGTTTGTTCATAGGCATCGACCAGGTCATTCTTTAGGTCTGGACCATCCACTGGTGTGTCTTTAATAACAGGCACCAATGGTTTTGACTCCTGTTCAACAGGAGTAACATCAAAAAGTTTTTCCATATTCTTATCGAATGTATTCATAGTTTTCTATTTATCAACTGTTGCGGTAACGAATGATGACAACGCCTGATCCGCCATTGCCTCCACTGCCATTAACACCAGTGCCACCACTAAATCCTACTCCGCCGCCACCGCCAGCACCAAAATTGGTTGTGCCGTTTTGACCTGGAACACCATTCGACATAGTTGTTCCATAACCACCTGCGCCGCCTCCACCAGTACCACCTAATCCACGTGTTGCAGAACTTGTTGACCAAGCACCACCGCCGCCGCCGGCACCCAACATATAACCCCATCCACTAACAAATGTACCTAAAGTTGAACCTGAAATTGGATTACTATTACGTGTCCAACCACCGCCATCTCCTGCTTTTGAAGTGGTTGCATTAACATTTTGCGTACTTAAATAACCATGTGCGCCGCCGCCTCCACCAAATCTGTATGTATTTGTTGCTTCTTGATAACCTTCTCCACCAGAGTTCGATCCATAACCAGAACCTCCACCATCAACTTGATTTGTTTGTGGTTGTGTGTAACCGTCTTGTAATCCAATTCCACCTAAGTAGTGATAATCTCTACTGAATCGGCCACTTTGTGAACCACCACCGTTGCCTCCAGACAATTCAGTTTGATAGAAATATGTGTTTGCTGTACCGAATGCAGTTAAACTACCTGGTCCACCTGGACCACCACCCAAAGCAACCATTCCTGCTAATGTGGTGTCTCCACCTCTAGTTGATGGTGTTCCTATTAATGTATTGGCGCCATCACCACCGTTACCAACTACAACATTATATTGACCAACGGGCAAATTTACATTTGAATTGTAAAAAAAACCGCCGCCACCACCTCCGCCGCCAGCCATACCTGAACCATATTCTGATCCTCCTCCTCCGCCACCACCAAGCAAAAACAATTCAATTGCACTATTAACTGTACCTAATGATTCGATTGTTAACACCGTATTGGCGGTGATTGTGTGTATGGTGTAATTGTTATAATATGTGATTGTTCCACCACTAATCGCATTAAAGTCGGTAATGATACCTCTAAATGTTGCGCCACTAATTGTTAAATTTTCAATATGCATATAAAATTAATCAAATTCAGTTATTGTTGTGTTTGCTGTCCAAGGTGATGCTGAATTGGCATTTAATGGATCAGGAACAATATTGATTTCAACTCTTTGTGAAGGTACCACATTGTAAGAGGTGAATTTATAATTTGCGTTTGTTGATTGACCATATACCGGTTGTGAAGAAACAAAATTGCCATCTATATTTACAAGACTTAATTTATTGTTTGACCAACCGGTAACTTTCGCCGAAGCTGTTGAGTTTATGGAACTGTAACCTTGATATACCAATTCACCTATTTTGTAATCGCCGGTTCCTGTTGCAGGATTCATTGCAAATCTAACCACATCTTCACTGCCAATCTGTTCTAATATATTGGTGATAGAATTTGTAATAACATTTGTGTTTGAAACTGGACCGTAAACGAAACCTTTGACAGTAAAGTTTAGTGTCCAAATTATCAGTCTTGGATCAGATTCTCTGTTGCCTTCATATTGTGTATCGTGTACCGCACTATTAAGAATAACAGGAATCTCTTTTATGATTCCCATTTCAGGAATCAAATTCAATTTGATTGTGTAGTCTGGTGTGAAGTATGGTAAGATATGTTCTATGACTTGTGTACCATCTTCAATGTTTCTGACATACAAATATAGGTTGAAATCAAAATTGTATGGCACTGGATTGTATTGACCTTTTACACCAGTGGCTGTTTGTGCATAGTTTCTGATGTTTGTATTTTGTTTTCTGGAAGGATCATATGTCAGACCTACCATTTCAAAAGACAGTCTAGGTAAAGTTACTTGAACTTTTTTGTCCAAATTGTAATCTTCTTCCAGACGCAACACATAGTGTTCTTTGGGTGCATATGTGATAGGTACGATAAATCTCTCTGATTCGGAGTTATCTGGATTGTACCTGACCATGGTAATCTCATTGAATAGATTACCAAAACCCACAACCATTTTACGAATGATACGATTATAGAATGTATTTGCCATTAAATGTCACCAAATGGGTTAGTTTCACTGAAGTCTATTATAGAATTTGCTTGTTGTTCTATATAGAGATTATCATAAGTTTCATTGTTAACATCTACATTCAACGGATCATATCTTGAAATTGTATATCTTGCATTACTTGACGCACCAATCACTAAGGTATTGGCAGTAAATTCACCCATAACATTTGTGATGGATAGAATTTTTGTGTTTGCAACCCACTCCGATACAGTACCAACAGCTGTTGCATTTGCAAATGTTTGATCCGCTGAGTAGTATACTTCTTCTTTGTACTCGTAGTTGCCTGTACCACCAGACAACATTCTTATGTCGATTGTGTATGCAGAGTTGTCCACAACCATGTCGATATCTGGTACACCAGTGTCGATAATTTCTTGTGAATACTTGAATTTCTCCATTTCGATTTCGTAGAAGAATGGTATCTTACGACCTAATGTAAAGAAGTCTTTTGTTTGATTCACAAACTTAATCTCAAACAATTCGCCAGTACCATTTAAGAATGGCACATAAATCAAATCACCTTCACGTGGTCTTGTGAATGTATTTTGTGGTACTCGTTGAGAGAAAGAACGCTTAGAAATAATAACATTAACATTGTTTTTAATTTCTAGACCAAACTTGGAAAAGAATTCTCTTTCACCACTATACTCTAAAGCACTAGACAAATAGAATTCAATTGGAAAAGCAGACTGGAATTTCTTAACCGGATCTTCACCGTACAACAAATCTCTGGCAGTATCATTGTCATTAGGGAGATAGAAGGCGTCAGAACCCATAATCTTAATTGATTCTACAATTAAGTCTTCCACAACCCTCTGCTCATTGAGAGCGTTGTAATTATTAAAGTATACACTTGTTGCCATGTTAGTTCATGTACCAGTCTAGGATTCCACCGTAATTCTTTTCCATGTCAGCTTCTAAAGTTTTCTTTTCTTCTTCTGCTTCTTCATAGATTTTGTCGCCATTCAGAACGACACCGCCTGGTAATTGAATACCACCAAACTTTTTAAGGTTGGAACCCCATTGTTTCTTAATCAATGCGGTTGCATATTCTTTTAACCAACGGTCATTCCAAACTTGGCCATATGTGTTTGGATCCAACAGTGCATAACATTCTGCAACAACTGTGGTACCAACTGGTGCCTGAGATTGACCCCATGCCCAATCAATCATCAGTCTTTGCATGTGACGATTGAAACGAATAGGTACTTCACCTGTGAACATTAATTCCAAAGAACGCAAGTGTTGTTGAGTCAGTGTATAGTTGATGTATGATGCCGATGTGAAGTCATACAATTCGTTTAGACGCAACTGGTATCTCAAATCAAACATATTAATTGAGGATTGTGAATCTTGGATTGGGAAAATGCGTGTAACACCAGTAATTTCTAGTGTGTTGTTCGCACGGTCTTGTGCCTGTGTCAGGTCCAAATAACGGTTATCAATGTCCGTTTGGTCTATTTTTTTGATGTAATAAACTTTTTGTAGACCGTCAAAATGGTAATCGTGCCAATACTGCAACGCATCATCAATGCGGTCTTCTATCTGGTCATCATCAACGTTGATATCTATGACTGGGAAACCTAGACGTTTTAGGCAATAATTTTTGAAGGCGGCTCTATCTGTAATTGTAGCCATTTATGAATCTCCTTTAATTACCTATTTATTTAACCTCAAACGGCGTTGTCGGTGGAGTAAATGTTGTTGTGTAACGAACAGCTTTAGTGATTCTTAGGTC